TGACAACGTTTGAACTTCAAGTTGTGCTTGTTTAAGTTGTTGTTTTAAATTGCCTAAATTAGAATTTACTTCTAATTCAATTACTTTTTTTTCAGCCATTATCTTTTAGTTTTTTTTCTATTAACTTTTTGCGTTGTGCTTGTTTCCATTGTTCTTTTATGGAAGTAGTAAATTTATATTTACCTTTTGCTATGTCTATGTTTTCACTTTCACCGTAAAAATCACTTAATAAAAGCATTTCTATTATTTTGTTTATCATACTTGGTCTATTATAATATAATTTGTGTCCGTGTTTCCGTTGATGTAACCTGTTGTTAAAGTTAAAGTAATCGTTCTTGCTACGTTTATTGGAACGGTTACGTCTAAATAACCTTCGCTTGAAAATTTAGCGTTTGACAAAGTAACGTTACTTGCATTTGCGCTTTTTGTAATATCAACAACATTCGCTCCGTTTGTATATAAAATTGCAAAACGTAAAGTGTTTCCTGTTCCTGTTGGTGTGTCAACTAATATAATTGGCTTTACTTGTGCAAAGTCGTTAATCAAAGTAAAATTTACGTCGCCTGTTGTTAAGTCGCTTTGCATTTCGTTTATAAAATAACGCTTGTCCCTTATTATTAACCTATCGTTTAACTGAAGATTTGTAAGTAAAGAAACAGGAAGTATTGTTTTAACTTTTACAAGTCTGTTTTTAGGGTTATATAAATTAACTAAATAATCTCTGTAATATAAAGCGTAAATTGTGTTTGGGTTGTTTACTAAATAGAAACTTGAAATTTCTTCACCAAAATTTAACGTCAAAGGAATTAAACCTGTTTCAAATAGTATTTCGCTATCTTGTCCAAATGGAACGTAACCTGTTATGTTTGCTTGTCCGTCCCAGTGTATATGTCCGCTTGTTAAGGTTGCTTTTTTATTCATATACAACAAAACAGGTTTCGGAATATAAGGCGCAAGTTCTTTGTTTAGGCAATAACCTACTTGTAAATTGTTTCCGAAGTTATTATGAAGTAAATTCTCAAATGGACTTTCAATTTTGTATTCGCCACCATCGTAATTAAAACCTATTTTCGTGTTTCCGTAGCCGTGTGCATCTGCGTTTAATGGACTTTCTAAAAAGTATTTATTTAGCATACATTCGCTATCTTGGTATTTAAACTCAACGGACTTATAAAGTTTCATTCGTTCAATTTCAATGCTTGTAATGTCGGTGTATTTTGTTATATCAACTACTGCGCCTTTGCTATACCAATAAGGTATTGGGTCAAAAGTAAATACGTTCTTCGTGTTTGAATAGACTGTTAAATTAAACTCTTTGCATATTCCTGTTATAAAATCACTTATTTTCATATCAGGGGCTAAACCTGCTAAATCAGTAAACGAAGTTGTTGTTGCTGTTGAAACTGCTGTTCCTGTAACAATAGAAATTCCAGCCGATGAATCAAATTCTGTTCTTCTATAATTAAAACTTATTCCAATTGTTATTGCGTAATAACTTCGTATTTTAAAAGTTATAATTTCGTTTTCGTTTACGTATTCGCTAAACTGAAACGGTGAAGCCGTTGTTGTTCCTGTTCGTGTATTTGTATAAACTCCATTTCTGTACATATCAATAAAGTAATCACTTGGACTTGTACTTAAGGAAGTAACCGTGTAATATAAAGTATGAATAACCGTGTTTGTGGTGTCTAATTCTATTCGTGTAAAACTATTTGTTGTTGTGTTAAACGCACTTGCTAAAGTTCCACCTGTAGAAGTAAAGTCTAATTCTACAGGGTTGTTTGTGTAGTGGTAACTTTCCTTGTTTTTGTAAAGTAAAAATGCTTTTGTAAATAATTCCGAACTTAAAAATATTCCGTTAAATGTTATTCCGTATTTACTTTCAATTAAATCAAATATACTTGCAACACGAACCGCAGGAAATAACTCCGTATAAACTATTTCGCCGTTAACGTGTCCAATGTTTTTACTATTGTCTGGACTATTGTCGTACCAACTTGGAACGTTTGCGTCTGGTAGTGGTGTGCTTCCTGAAAACTGCCAAACTCTATTTGAAGTTATTAAAGGGTAACGAACGTTGTAATCAGTTACCGAGCTGTCTATTGTTACTCTATTATAAACTTCCGTGTTTGTATAGTTGTGGTCTAAAGTTGAGTAATTTAATTGACTTAATTTGTCTTCGTTAAAATAATCTTTTAAACTTACTCCAGCTCCGTAAAATGTTACTGAATAACTATCAGGTTGTCCGTTTTTTAAGTTCGTCTTTTCGAGCTGAATTTTACCACGTCTAAATAAAACCGTGTCAACTTCTATGTATGCGTTGTATCGGTTTTGATAGTCAATAGTTGCATCAACATCGTTTTGGTAAAAGTGCTGAAATATTGCGTTGTTTGTAGGTGAACACGGAATAGTAAAACCTTGTGAATAGTCTGTAAATATTTTGCTTATGTCCGAAATATTTTGAATAGTAGAACTTACCGTAATTTTTTCATCGTTGAATAATTCTAAACGTGAAAACTCTAACTCGGTTTGTGCTAAAGCCGTTTCAATAAATATTGCTACTTGACGTTTCATTAAATAACTGAATTAATAACATCGTATGTAAACTCGAACTCTAAACTATAATTTATTTGTTTCGTATTTATATGCTTAAACAACTCCGTGCTTTTAGTATTAATCTTTGCAGGTTTATTGTCTATTAAAATTCGTTCGCTTAACATTATTTGTTTTAAAATTTCGTTCCAAGCTTCAGTTACCCAACCTGTGTTTACTTTGATGCTTTTTTTACCGTTAGCGTTAAATACTTTTCTTTGTCCTTCTAAAGTGTTGTAATTGTAACTATCTGTTTGCATTAAATTGTACTCCGTGTTTTCAACGCTAAACGTATCGTTACTTGCCTTAAAAAAATCTTCAGTTTGCCACGCTCCGTACCTGTTTACAAAGTTAATATTAACGGGTGTATATTTACATTCTTCAATCGGGTAAAAATACCAAACTCTTTGAACTGCTGAACTTGCGTTTAAAATTTCCACTTTGTTTCCAACATAAAGATTGTCGTTCCGTCTTCGTGGAATATTAAAAGTTCCATTTGATATTGATAAATTTGTAACGACAGGCACTGTATCAAAACTTGTATAACGTGCCGTAAAACTTGCGCCAACTGTTACTCTTATTGTTCCTATTCGATATTCTTCATTATCAACGTTGTAATAGTAAACCCCCCCATTGTCAAGTCCATAATTTCCTAAATCGTAATTATAACCTAATTCGTAATCAGTATAACCGTCAAATGCTATGTAATCAACCGTGTCTAATAATGTATAAGTTGAACCTACTAACTTATAACGTTTTACCCTTACGTTTACTCGTTCGTTTGTCGGGTTTGCTACTGCTGCATCAACAAATGGAGTTATTGTCGTTGGAAAACTTATGTATTCTCGTATGTAAGGACTTATGTCGTAAAGCGTTTCTACATCGTTTGAAGCTGGTATTAATTTACTTAACGTGTATTGTGGACTTCCTGAAAAAGTTGTTGCGCTTAAAAACAATTCTACTTTTGAGCCGTTTTGCCCACTTTCTGCAATCCTAATTAAATACGGTGAACGTGCAAATATATTAGCCATTATTTCTTTTCGTTTTTAAATTGTGTTTCTTTAAATAAATTCATTGCATCAAGTCCAAACTTTTCAACAAGTTCTTCAGGTAATCTTTTAAATGCAGCTTCAAATGGTTTGGTAAAAAATAAGCTCGGTTTTATTCCTTGTGCAAATATTCTTTTCTGTAACCAAAAGCCTAACGTCTTATAACCGCCTTTTGCAAATGTTCCGTCTGCGTTTCTAAATCTTATATTTTTTTTTTGCGCCCATCTACTCAAAGGTTCAACAGGTGGCATTTTACTTTTAAAACTAAACGGACTATTCGGAGCTTTTTGTTTTCCGTTTTTTACTAAACTTGGGTTTGCTCCCTTAACTCCTTTGTCTTGAAATTGTCCGTATTGGTTCATTTCAAAGTCCATACTGAACGAATTAGGCATCGCCTTAACATTTCCCTTTAAACTTTCGTAAAGTCCTTTAGAAACGTTTTTTTTATTACGTGTTAAATTAGTACGTGCTTCTTTAATAACGTAATCTCTGAATTTTTCAAGTTCTTTTTGTACTTCGCTTTGTTTCATTTTAACAAATTGTCATTTCGTTTGGTGTTACTACGTCAAAAGTCATCGTCCACCCCGCCATATAATTTTCAAAACGTTCTGTAAATGGTTCTAAACTTGCAGTGCCTTCAACCATAAATAAATCGTATGCTAAACTTCCGTGTTTTATTATTTCATACGCCCTGTTTAAAACTGCGTGTTGTGTATTTAGTACGTCAATTTCGTTGTCGTTACCTAAAAAAATATTTGTTGTTGCGCTCTTGGACAAGTCAACAACGTCCATAGCAATTAAACTAATATTCCAAGTTGTAGTGTTTGAATCCAACGTGCAGTTATTAACCATAATATGCAACAAAGGAAATATCGTTTGTTTGCTTAAATCAACTTTAAATATGTCGCCTTGTGTTACCGTGTTTACAATAACGTCTGCGTCAAAGTGTGTTTTTAATTTGTCTAATAAATTGTAATAACCTGTCATTTTCGTAATTTATTTAATTGTCTTTGTTCAATTTCTTGCTTTTGTTTTTCGAAGGTAAGATAGGTGAGACACATAGTAAGTCCATAACTGGTAACTGTGTCAAATCTTGTAAGGTCTCCTCCAGCGAGTGCATAAATTGATTGATACCAACCCCATTGTTTTCCAAATTGAGCTTGTTCGCTAAACTCGTTTGCGTCTTCCTGTTCGTCTTTATCTGCCGTTCCAAATAAGTAAGCGTAGCTGTCAATAATTCGCTGCCTAAATTCCAAAAAAAAATACTTGAACTAATCGCTATGTCCGCAGGTGTGAACTTCATTAACTCTTGCATTTCGTCCATTGGTTTGTAATCAACTATTTCGTATTTATCTTTGAACTTCATTTTTATTGGTCTGTACATAACCGCCATTGCTTTGTGATAGTCTTCCCACTTTTGCAAGTTGTTTTCTAAATCTACGTATTCACCAAAACTTATTTCTTCAAGGTTTGTAATAAACCCAAACTCCTGACTTCCTATTTTAAACGTTGGTTGAAACTTCGGTTTTTCGCTAAACAACTTTGTAAAGTGTGTTATTAATTCGTTTAAACTTGTAAGTTTCATTTTTACAATATCCTTTAATTCTATACCGCAGAATATTTGCACCATTTTTTGCGCTATAAATTCTTCGTCATTGCTTCCTTGCTGAACCTTTAAAAATTCTTGGTAGCTTTTTAATGGTATTTCGTTTAAACTTGTTGGAACGTTTATTTCTAACTTCATATCTTAATAATTAATTATTCGTGTTTTTGTTGTGTTCGTTTTTTTGTATGTAATCGTATGCTTGTTTTAGCATATTAATATCTCTAATATCACGTAAATAAATACGAACCTTTACGCCTTTTTTTTGGTATATGTAAATCTGTACGCATTGCATCATTACTTCTAAATCGTTCATCGTATAAAATATTGTCCGTGTGTATTGTTTAGTCCTAACGTTTCCATTTCGTGGTAACGTACAGCGTCTATTGCGTGGTCGTTTTTTCCTTGCGGTTTGTTTAATGTTTTACCAGACTTGTCAGCGTCCCAACAATACGCCCTTAACTCTTTTATTAAGTTCGTGCTTTGTGAAGTAACCAAGTAATTTTGTGTTTGCATTATTTGAATACCGAAGTTTATGCTATCCTGCCCCTTTGTTACGCCTTTTATTTGTTGTCCTGTTCTGCGTATTTCTTCAATGCTTTTCGGTTCTGAACTATCTGCGTATGCTATTACGTGTTTTTGTAGTTTCTTTGCTATGTCGTTATTCAATAAACTTGTCTGGTAACATATTTCGTTTAGTATTCTTTGCCCGTTGTAATTGTAAACTTCTACTATGCTTGTCGGGTCGTTTGAATACCCGAAGTCTAAACCGTAACCAAGTAATTTTGCTTCAGGCGGTATTGTGTCAATTATTTTGTAGTTGGTAAATATAACTCCTTCTAACATTCCGACAAGTCCTTCGCCATATACTCGCCACCAATTAGCCCAATAACTGCTTGTCGTGGCTTTTAAGCGGTTCTTTTCTATTTCCTTTACTATTCGTTCATCTAACGCTTCGTTGTCCTTGTACGTTAAAATTAAAAAGTCTGTGTCGGGTTCGTCTTTTAGTTCTGTATGCACCCAAAATTCATTCGCTGGGTTAAAGTCAAGGTATATTCGTCTTTTTGTACGTATTGCAAGTTCGTTGTAACTTTCAAATGTTACGTTATTACATTCGTTTATGTAAAGAATATCTCTACGAGCTCCACGTAATTTTGAGCTATCGTCTGCGCTAAAAAATTCAATGTAACTTCCGTTTTTAAAATCATAACGCAATAAACTTTTGTTAAAACTTCCTTCAAAAAAACGGTTGCTCCAACGCATTATTTTAACAAAGTCTTTTAATGCGCCTCTGCGTAAATGCGGTATGCTTTCAGCTACAATACTAATTTCTATATTTTCGTGCTTTGTCGCAATATCTACAAGCAAAGGAATAATACCAAAAGTTTTTCCCGCTGACGTACCGCCTTGAATTATTTTTATTCGCTTGTCTAACTTTGCAATTTTAGTTATTGCAGTCGTCCGTATTAACATCAGGAAATAAAGGTTGTTCTGTAAATTCTTCGCTTAAATTGTGTTGCATACTTAATTTGCGTAATTCTTCATCTGTTGAAAGTAATTTCATTAAACCCATTTGCAAAGTTGCGTTATCTGATTTGTACCATTTGTTTCGCATTGAAACTTTTATTTCAACTTTTACTTTTGTTAGTTCGTCTTTTATAGTTTCTAATTTTTCTAATTCGTGGTTGTAAAAAGTTGCTGAACAAATTGGTAAATATGCTATTACGTCTTGAATAAAAAACAATTTATTTTTTTGTATTGCTTCTATTGACATTTTCTCTAATTCGTGTTTTGTATATTGTTTTCCCATATTTTTTTATTTTAATCCTTTAAACGCTTTTAATGGATAGAATACTAAACTGTTTCTATAACCGCCTTCGTGAGTTGGTATGATTGGTGTTACTCCGTGTACGTTTCTCCAAGCTGGATAAACTAACATAGAATTATCGCAACTATCCATAGTTGCACCGTAGTCAGGAACGGTTGTGTTTCCACCTGTGGCGTTTTTCTTTTTAGCTATAATTACATTAACGCACCCTTCAATGTTTCCTGTGTCTTTATGAAATGGTGCTGCAATATTGTAGTTTGAAATTGAGCTTGTCCACATATTTCCAAATCTCCATTTTTTGTCTACGTGTTTTTGGAATATTTCATTTTGAGTTTCCCAAATGTTTGGGCATATTTCTTTGATAATTTTCTCGCTTTCATTTGCTAACATCAACATAGCTTTGATAAACGTATTTGCTGACTTTACAGAATGAACGCTGCTTATTGTGGCGTATGGTCTACGCATAACAGGTTTCGGTGGAACTCCTCCTAATATTGTTGACATTTGACTAACTCCAATCTTTCTTGCTTCGGAGCGTTTCATTCCGTTTTTTGAATGTTGTACCGTTTCCATTCTATCAAGTATTGACTTAGGAACGTTTTTACTTCTAAATTCTTGGTCGGCAAGTTCTGCAAGTTTCGCTGCTTTTTCTGAGTGTTTTGATATGTCTTTGATGTAAAATCCAATTGGAATATCATTCTCATAGAATATACAGTCCTCTGTTATGTTTGGTTCAATGTCTCCACATTTCTGTCCTACTTTGATTCCGTGTTCTTTTAAGATTAGGTCTATTCTTTTCATATCTGTATTTTTTTCCATAAATCATTTTCAGCATTAGTAGGAATCAGGTTGCTTGTTAGCTTTTTTTGTTTTAAAGCGTCAAGTAATTCCTTTTCATTAGATACTGCATAACAGTTTTCTCCGTGTTTATATAGACTATTGGCAACGTTGCACCAATTTTTATGAAGTATCAATCCGCAATCGTGGTATTCTGCTTCTAAGAATGTATATTGAGTTCCTCCACCATCATTTTTAATTGTTGACATATCAACTAAATATCTTGTTTCAGAATATAGTTTACTAATGTCATTTAAGTTTCTTGAATAATAACCTTTGTAATATTTATCAAATCCCAATTCTTTCAATTTATGGAAATAGTATATGTGATTTTTATATCCGTATATTTCAATATCTGCTCCAATATTATTTGCTTTGCATATTATGTCCGTGTTTTTATCGAAATCAACTCTTGACAAAGAACGATTATACTTTTTATCCAAATCATATTTAGGATATTTATAAAATGGATGCTTCAATAAAACATTTTCAATTCCCATCTTATTTAAGATTCTATGCACAGTTTCCCTGATTGTTATAACTCTATTGGTTTTAGCAAATTGCAATACCTCAGAAGATAATTCAGTTGGGTCGTGTATGACAATAGTAGCGTCTTTAAAATACTTCAATAATTCATAATGTGCTTTGTCTACTGCTAATATTATTGGGTTACTAAAATTATGTATTGCAATTTTTTTGATGTTTTTATATTTTACATCTCCATAAAATTGACTTCCACCTTTAAAAGTATCTTTAACTTTAATTACGTGGTCTTCATTTAATATTTTGGATAGGTGGTATGAAAAAGATACCCATCCTCCGTATTGAGAATTAGATAAATAAAACAATTTGTTTTTAAGAATCATAGTTTATCCTTTTCAGCTTTTAAGTATTCTATAATCATACCACCTAAATACGCTTGTCTTTCTCTCCAAAACTTAACTAATTCCGAAGCTTCTTCGTAGTGTTCTGCTTCAAATTCAATTTGAATAGCTTTCTTTACTCCGTCAGCCATATCACTTAACTCACCGTCTAAGTCCTCATCATCAAGAATAGAGTAGTCAACTTCTGTTGTCATTTCAGGAACAAATAATCCCCAATCATTTAGTAATTCAGAGTCCCATTCATTCGCTAAAATATCCCAATCCCATTCTCCAAACCCTACGTTGTCCTTTACTATAAATTCGTCTTTTTGTTCTTCGGTTAAGTCTTCAGCTTTTAAAATATAAATCTCTTTTAACCCTGCTTCAATACAAGCTTTGTAACGCATATTTCCACCAAGTATTATATTGTTTTCATCTACAACGATTGGTCGTAGTTCTAACATTTGAGGAAACTCCTGTATTGATTTTACTAACTTTTTAAACTTATCGTCTTTTATTAAACGTGGGTTTTTTGGGTTCGTCTTTATGGTGTTTATTTTAACTTTTTGCATCTTCTGTTTTTTCTGGTGTATATTCTGCGTGAATTATTCGCAGCTTACTTACTAAATCACGTAAACAACTTGAACAAGTGCTAAACGTTAAATTTTGGTTTAATACTCGGTTGTTAATTGCTATTAAGCTGTTTTGTTCATCGCTTGTTAGTGTGTTCGTGTTTTGCTTAAAATAAGCGTCTAACGTGTTAAATTCATCTTCGGTTAAACACTTCGGTTTTGCATACGGAAATAGTTTGTTTAACTTTTCTTTTCGTTCTTCGCATCCGCAATCTTCACCTGCTACAAATTTAACAAGTTTATCAATTCCTGTTGCTTTTGTAATTTTCGCTACTGTGTCGCCTAATCCTTTACTTTCGTTTTTCATTTTGTTTTTTTTATTAGTTCGTAATCTTTATTTTTAAAATCTTGGTAGTCTTCCCCTATATTGTTTTTAATTCGTTTTTTACAAGTTTTAACCGTGTTAAATATACTTGTTACGCTTATGTTTGTTTCTGAACTTATTTGTCGTAAACTTTTATTCGTGTTTTTGTAAAGTTCAAATAATTGTTTGTCGTACCAATGCCAACTGTTGCATTCACTATCTATGTTATTTAACAAGTTGTTGTAAGCTTCGTTTTCTTCTGTGTTGTTTTCTTCTGCTAAATTGTAAACATCTTCTAAAGGTATAAATTTGATTTTGTTGTTTTTGTTCACGTGCTGAAGAAAAGTATTTTTTAAAGCTAACCACATATAACCCTTGCTTATGTTTCCGTCTTTAAATAGTTTTTCTTCGCTACTCCATTTCATTAACATTATGTAAGTTTCCTGTACTATGTCTTCAGCAAAGAAGTATTCGCCAAAAGTGTTTACCATTTTAACCCATTCGTTATGGTGTTTTGCAACCTTTGTTAACCATTCCAATTTTTCATTGTTTAGATATTAAGCAAATGTATGATTAATTTTTCAACAATAACCAAATATATTTATTAACATTAATTTGTTTGTAACGAAAAAAGCGCAAACAATTAAGTCTGCGCCTACCTTTTTAACTTGAAAATTTTATTTATTTACGAAGCAATCTATTTTTTTAAGTGTTGATAATGAAACGTCTTTGCCTTCTAAAAAGTTTGTAAGCTGGAAAAAGTGAAATTTGTTTCCATTGCCCTGTATTTCTTTTGCAATTTGGTTTCGTTTTTTATACGCTAAAATCTTTTTTACTTCAGTTCGTAATTGTTCGTCTTGTATGTACATATCAAAACGGTAAATCGTCATTTGCATCTAAATTAACATAACTTGGTTGTTTTAAAGTTCCGTTAATTTGTGGCTCATCTGTTTTAATATACGGCTCACTAAAACTTGCACTAAAAAATTTAACTCCTTTTGCTGAAGTCTTCATCCATAACGCTACTTCCATTTCTTTGCCGTTTACGTTTACCTTGCCTTTGTAATCTGGGTGGTTGTCCGCTTTTTTGTTGTCATTCTTAAAAATTGCACCTGTGTTGTTTCTTGTTTCCATTTTTATTTATTTAGATTGTTTATATTCGTGTTTAAGTCGCTCCAAGTATAGAACAAAGTCCATTGCTTCTTCCTGTGCGTGTTGTAACCATTCTAACGTTGTTAAATCCGTTCGTTCTAACGTTGTTTGGTATTTCTTTATTCCTACTTCTGAACGTTCTTTAAAACGTGCCATTACGTTTAAAACGTTTTTGTCTTGTATTTGTATGTTCATATCAACCAATTAAATAAATTGTAAATACCAACGGCAGCAAAACCATAAATTGCTATCCAAATAATAATTGCTATTGTTTTTTCTTTCATATTGTTTCAATTAAATTGTTAAAATAAATTCTTGCTTGTTCTACTTTGTTTTGTATTTCCCAAATTACTGTTTCATCACGTTCAACTTTAAAAACTTTAACTTTCGTGTTTTTGGGTAAATGGTCAAAGTTATGTTTCTTTTCTACGTACTCCCTAATTTCTGCGTCTTCGTCAATTTTAAAATGTTTCCAGTGTTCCCTGCGTATTTCGTCTTCAACTATTTCTAACGGTGTGTTGACTAAACAATAACAAAGTAAAGCTTCGGTTTTTCCTGTTAGCCACATATAACCCTGCAATTGATAAAAATAGTCTTTTGTAGGTATTTCAGTTTCAAAAAATGGAAACGTGTGTGCTTCATAACTACATTTTATATCGAGTAAAATTTCATTCGTGTTTACGTCAGGTGTTCCTGTAATAAAATCGTTGTTAAAATGTTCTTCGTTCTTAAAAATAAACCCTAAACCCAAAACATCGTTTACTAAACTAATTGCTTCGTCTTCGCATTGTAAACCCTTGTCCGTGTAACGTGAACTAAATTCTTTTTTAATGCCAAATTTATGTTCTAAAACAAGTTCTTGAATGTAACTCTTTGCCGTTTGACTTAATAGTTCGGTCTTGTTGCGTGGAGCGGTCATCAACCGCCCCAATGCTGAACAACGTATTTTCATACTTTCAATATTTTAGTTTGTGCTTCCGTTAAACTAAACTTTGTTGTTAGTTCTTCGGTAGTATATTCGCCTTTGCTAATTGCGTCAATAGCTTTTTGAAAACGTGCGTTGTCTATTGTAGCTTTTTTAGGTTCGTGTTTTACTTGTTCGCCAGAAGCGTCCGTGTCCTTATCCGTAACTAAACCAAGCATCGAACTTAATGCGTAACGTCTTAAATAAGTAATTGCACTTCCTAAAACTTGGAACTCGTTCATACCTTTTAAAATTACTCCCTGTGGAATATCAATTTTGCTTTCAATAGTTTCTGCGCTTTCAATATGAAATAAACAGGTTGCTATTTGTGTGCCGTTAATTAGTTGTGTAAACCCTAAACCGTGTTTTTTTAGTAGTGGGTTAATTACTTCTAAAATCTTTGGTAAGTCTGCATACGTGTAACCGTAACCTTGTGTTGCTTTGTGAATAACAGGAACTTCTTGTTGAAAGTCTGCCAGTGCTTTAAATAAATGTTTCATTTTATGTTAGTTTTAATTGGTTACTAAATTTGTCCTTGGTCTGCATACGAATAATACCCTTCGCTCGTTATTATAATATGGTCTAATAAAATTATTTCCATTATATCGCAAGCGTTTTTTATTTGCTTTGTTAATTTATCATCTGAAGCGCTTGGAAATAAATTACCGCTGGGGTGGTTATGGCTTAAAATTAAATTTGTTGCTCCGCATTTTAAAGCAGTTGCTAAAACAATTCTAACATCAACAACCGTTCCTGTTATTCCCCCTTGACTAATTTTTTGCCAACCTATAGAATTATTTGCCCTGTTTAAATAAATTACGATTGAACTTTCACAATATTCTAAAGTGTCATCGTCATACATTTGTTTTAATAAATTGTAGCTATCGCTTGAATTTGAAATTTTTGTTTTTTTAATTCCAGAATTTTTGTATTTTAAAGTAATTTCTGGCGTTTCTGCTTTGTAAGTTTTCATAGTTAATTTTAGTTAGTTAAATAATATATGCAAATATAAAAATAATTATTTAATAAACAACTATTTTTTTAATTTATTTTTTTTCCTTTATTAATATTTATTAACGAATAAGTTTTTTCTATTACTGCTGTTATG